ACATTGATCTTGTCAAAAACTTCCCCTGATAATGTGAACAGCCCTTCGCACTATAACTCAGGAGCTATAGAGTGCATTGATGCTATACAGGCATCCATGACCATCACAGAATTTTGGGGGTATCTAAAAGGTAACTCAATAAAATATCTATGGCGGTATAGGTACAAGGGCCACATGGTACAAGACTTAGAAAAAAGTGTGTGGTACACTACAAAATTAATTGAGGCTGTAAAGCAGAATGAGGAGGTTGTAAAACAGAATTATGAGAACAGTAAGTAAGGTAGTAGAAAAGTATCTACGCTTACCACAGTTCACTGTCTCTATTCGGCGGGATCAAACTCGTAATCAGTATGCTTATCTGTTGCGTAGGCTATGTTCCCTGCCGTACAAGGATGGTACGGTGGGAGACATACCTACAACAAAGCTAAAGGCATCTACCTGTCAGGAACTTTATTACTTAATGATTGAGCAGTCACAGGGTGCAGGTGTTCGTGCTGCTAACTACACAGTGCAGGTAGCAGTGCGAGCATGGAACGTGCTGATTAAGCATGACTTGCTAGACAAGAACCCTTGGTCACTGGTCGAACGAATGCAAGCTGCGCCACGACATACTGTGTGGACTAACACTGACTTCGAGACTATACTCAAGACAGCTTTTGCTGAGAGCAAGTGGAGAAACATTGGCCTACTCATACGCATCAATGCAGAGCTAGGTCAACGGGCTGGGGATATGCGCCTAGTACAATGGGAAAACTTTGATTTAGAGCAGCAACTATATGTGCGAGAGTCCATTGAAAAAACTAGAGAACATATCCCCGGCATCCCCATCTCAGATAATCTTAAGCACATGATCATAAAACAAAAGGAGTACTATTCATTTCAACCTTGGGTTGTACCCAACCCCCATACTATGGAGCCTTACACTGAGAGTGGATTACGCCATACTTTCAGGAGGTTAGCTCGTGCTGCTAACATACCTGATAAGCTACAGTTCAGAGACATTCGGCGTACTGTACTCACTGACCTAGCTAATCATGGGGCTACGGACAACGAGATGATGTCCTTCAGTGGGCACAAGAGTCGTGCTAGTCTCACGCCTTACACTAGGATCAGTGTAGATCAAGCTAGGAATGCAGCAGCTAAACGTAACTTTCAACTTAACGAATAGGAGTGTGAAGTGAAAAAGAAAACACCAACACATGACTTGAGTTGGTACATTAAGTGGTTGGCTACCTTCACAATTATTGTTGGTGCCGTGTTTAATTCGTTTGAGATCGTGCCTTACAACCTGTTCATCATGGCTAGTGGGGTACTGCTTTGGTTACTGGTAGGGTTATTGTGGTTCGACCGTGCATTAATTGTGTTGAACACAGCCATACTTGTGATATACTTCAGTGGCATTATAATGCACTTCAGTTATAGGTAGGGACATGTCTTTACAAGCTACACTAGATCAACTAACACTGAACGTGGATACCTCCCATCGTGGGGATTGTCCAGCATGTGGTGGCCGCAACACCTTTACTGTAACCAGAGGCATAGGAGGTATACTATATAACTGTTATAAGAATACTTGTAGGTTATCAGGTAAGTCTGATAGACCTATCACGATAGCTGACTTGAGTAACATGAAAGAAAACACTAAGCGCAAGGACGCTGTGTTCTTTGAACCTGATCATTGGACAAGGACGCACTCATCCATGACTACTTGGCTCAAGCAATATGACTTGAATGCCAAGCGTGTCGATACTCGATATGATGTGAAGGAAGATCGTGTGGTCTTTCTAGTTAAGAAGGAGAGAAAAGTTGTCGATGCAACTGGCCGTCTTGTTGGTGGAAATGCTAGGTACTCCTCAAAGTGGAAACGCTATGGTGAAACGCAAGTCCCGTATGTATACGGCGAAGGTACGATTGCGGTGGTGGTGGAGGATTGTGTCTCGGCATCAGTGGTTGGTGAGATGGAAAATCTGGTAGGCTTTGCTTTGTTAGGTACAAACCTACTTGATCCCTACATTGATTACCTTAAGCCATACTCTAAGATCGTTGTTGCCCTTGATCCTGATGCCAAGCGAAAGACATTACAGATTACGTCTACACTTAGGACTACCTTTCCTGATGTGTTTGCGTTAAACTTACACGACGATATCAAATACAGGTTGCCATTGGACATGGCTTATTTAGAAAGGTTTGCAGGATGAGTATGGAACTAGGCTTAATGAAGACGCTCTTGAACAAAGAGTTTTACGACAACAACAAAGTGTTTTCCCGACAAGGGGTGTTTCGTTCTAAAGAAACTAGATCAATCAAGAAGGTTCTTGATGACGCTATGTTTAAGTACAACGAAGACTTAGGCACTGATGATCTTGAAGCACTATTCTTTACAGCCAACCCTGTACTTACATCTGCTCAGAAGGATGTGTTCACTAGTCTCTTTCAGAAGATTGGCGTACAGCAGCCACTGTCTAAGGAGGTAGCACATGATGTACTAACTCAGTTAAACCGTGAGGCTTCTGCTGATCAGCTTGCTGACCTATCATTCAAGATATCTAACGGCGAGATCACTTCCCTGCATCCTGTTCGAGAGTTCATTGATCAACACGCTGACAACTTCACCCCCTCCATGCGGGTAGACTTTGAGCCTATTGAGATTGAACATCTACTTGCACAGAATGATCTGGAGTTTAAGTGGACTATCAATATCCCTACGGTTGCTCAAATGATACCGGGTATCAATGCAGGTCAGCTTATCGTAGCTGCTGCACGGCCTAACACCGGCAAGACAAGCAGTCACGCTAGTCTATGCGCTGCTCCGGGTGGCTTCATTGAGCAGGGTGCCCGTGTTATGGTGCTGGCAAATGAAGAGCGTTCAGCCCGTGTAGGTAGCCGGTATCTCACAGCGTGTTGCGGCATGGACTTACATGAGATACGTAAGAACAAAGAAGTAGCTGACAAGCGAATGACTCGGCTACGTGAGAACCTATACCTAACGGATGCTACAGGCTGGGACTTAGACAGGCTGGAAGGGGCAGTGAAAGCCTACAAGCCTGACATTGTGATTGCTGACATGGCTGACAAGTTCTTGCCCGGAGGAACCTTTACCGCTGGGCACGAGCAACTCAAGGCTACATACATTCGCTTGCGTATCATTGCTAAGGAATACAACACAGCTATCTTTGCTATGTCTCAGTTGTCGGCAGAGGCAGAGGGTAAGGTCAACGCAAGCATGTCTATGCTGGAAGGATCGAAGACAGGCAAGGCATCTGAGGCTGACCTCTTGATATGTATCACTAACAACCCCACCTTTGAAGGACAGGAAGAAGAGGATTGGACTAGGCACTGGTGCATCGTGAAGAACAAACTCACTGGTCGTCATGGTAAAGTTTCAACAATGCTCAACCCCTTAACAGCGAGGTATGAAGCGTAATGATTTTAACTATAGACATAGAGAACACTGTATGTCGTTCGCCTGAAGGTAAGCTTATGCTTGATCCTTTTACTACAGGCAATGAGCTAGTGTTAGTCTGTGCGAAGAAAGATACAGGTGAAGAGTATCACTTTTGGTTTAATCACAAGGAGGTGGACACTGACGTAAAGGATCATGCTGCTCTTCAAGAACTACTTGATGAGTCTACCATGTTGATCTGTCACAATGCACAGCATGAATTGATCTGGCTGTGGGAGTGTGGCTTCAAGTACGATGGCTCTGTATTTGATACCCTGCTCGTGGAGTATGTGCTGCAACGTGCTGTCAAGCAGCCTCTGTCTCTTGATGCAGTAGCAGAACGGTACGGTTTAGATAATCAGAAGATGAGTACCCTGTCTGAGTATCTAAAGAAAGGTACATCGGTTGATGAGGTTCCCAAGGATGAGCTACTTGAGTACTGCTTACAGGATGTACGCACTACACAGGAGTTGTCTTCTACTCTTCGTAAGAAAATGTTCAAGACGGAGTATGCTCCACTACACGCTATCATTGATCTAACTAACGACATGTGTGTTCTACTTGCTCGTGTCTATCAACGTGGCTTTAAGGTTAACCTTGATGCCCTTGAGGAAGTTCGTAAGGAGTTCACAGAAGAGCGTGATGTACTGGTGAAGTCTCTTGAGGAGCAGGTACACACGCTTATGGGGGATACGCCTATCAACCTATCCTCACCAGAGCAATTGAGCATGGTTATCTATAGCCGTAAGCCTAAAGATAAATCTACTTGGGCTGGTATGTTTCCTAAGTACACAAAGAAGAAAGAGTTCTACTCCCTAGTAGAAAAGCACAGTGACATTATCTACAAGACGCAAGTCTTTCAATGTACCCTATGTCAGGGTCGTGGGTATTCGTTTCCCAAGAAGAAAGATGGTAGTGTAGGTAAAGCAAAGCGACGTTGTACTAAGTGTGACACTGCCGGTGTTATCTTTGTACCTAACACACGTGTTGCTGGCCTTAAGTTTAAGGCTAGTGGTAATGCTTTCATTGCTGCTCATGGGTTCAAGACAGATAAAAGAACACTAGAGTTCCTTGAAAAGGTTGCCGTCAGTAACAATATGGAAACTGCTAGAGACTTCCTGTTCAAGGTACGTAGGTTATCTGCCCTTGATACATACATCTCTGCGTTTGTTGATGGCATTCAAACCTTTACTAAACCTGATGGTAGGCTACACGTTCGCATGACACAGCATAGAACTAGTACAGGTAGGTTGGCGTCTGACTCACCTAACCTACACAACATGCCACGAGGTAATACATTTCCTATAAAGAAAGTGTTTACTTCTCGTTGGAAAAATGGTACAGTTCTTGAGGCTGACTTTGCTCAGTTAGAATTTAGAATTGCAGCAGAGTTAAGCAAGGACGCAATAGCTATGGAGGAAATACTTACAGGCTTTGACGTACATAGTTACACAGCCGATGTCATTACAAAGGCTGGACAAGAAACTACTCGGCAACAAGCTAAGGAACATACCTTTGCTCCTTTGTTTGGTGCCACTGGCTTTGGAAGGACACCTTCTGAGGCTGCATACTACGAGAACTTCTTAGTTAAATACAACGGTATCGCATCATGGCACCGTGAACTTGCGACTGAGGTTATGACACACGGCTATGTAACAACACCTTCTGGTAGACAGTTTGAGTTTCCTAACACAAAGCGTTTGCCATCTGGTAAGATTACAAACTTTACAATGGTTAAAAATTATCCCGTGCAGTCATCAGCCACAGACATTGTACAGACTACGTTACTCTTGCTCGAAAGAAATATGCGGTTGAAAAACCTCAAGAGTATGTTAGTCAACAGTGTGCATGACAGTGCTGTCATTGATGTGTGTCCTAACGAGGAAGGTACTGTAGTTAAGACTGTAGAGGAAACAATAGCTCAGTTACCTGATGAAATGTTTCGTAGGTTTAACATGAAGTTAGATGTGCCTCTTGAACTAGAACCGAAGGTAGGAAAAAACTGGATGGAGATGCAAGATATGCCTTGATAAGTTGTTCTAAATGAGTATAATGGTGTTCCCTTTACAAATGGAGAATTAAATGGATAACGTAATTGCACTAGACCCTAACAATAACTTTGATAGCATGGCTGAAGCGATGGGCCTTGCTACAAAATCATCTGACTCTAGCGAGTCTACTGGATCATCCCTTGCGAGGCTTCGTATCTGGCATCAGTCGATCATGGGCACTGAGCAGGTCAAGGGTAAGTCACGGCAGGTTGAGGTTGTGCCCGGAGGTACGTACCGTTTGCAAGATTCAAATGGTGACTTCATCTATGCTGAGAAGATTTCTTTCAAGCCTTTCCTTCAACAGTTTTCTTATAGCCGGTACGTTCCTTACGTTAAGCCGGATGAGCAAGGCCGTAAGGGTAAGTTTGTAAAGTCAGTAATGGTGGGGCAGTCACAGTTTGGCCGTGATGATCTCATCGACAACGCAGGTACAGTTAACTGTGGCCGTCCTGCAGGTTACATTAAGAACTGGGGTGACCTACCAGAGGCACAACAGAAACTAATCATGTCAGTCAAACGAGTACGTGCTTTGCTAGGTACTGTGACGCTGTATGATGCGGTGGACAACACCGGAGAGCCTGTCACTATTCAAGAAAACACTCCAGTTATCTGGGAGATTGATAACAAGGATGCTTTCAAAACTATCGGACAGGCTATTGATAAGTTCGCTAGCAATCGTAGGCTGCTTCCGCAGCACACGCTGGAACTAACTACTGCTGGTGAGCCTATGGCAAATGGCAACATGATCTTTAAACCTGTTGTCGATGTAGACTTTACTAAAACTCTGCCTCTTGGGGAGGAAGAGAAAGAGTTGTTTACTAACTTTAAGTCGTGGGTACAGAATGTAAATCAGGGCGTGAAGAAAGGTCACGATCTGAAAGCTTCGAGTAAGATGTCTCAAGAGGATGAAGATACGGTGAATAGTTTCATTGATGTTTCCGCTGCAACAGAGATTGCGTAGATACAATGGAACACCCAGCAGAACTAGCCGTACATAGTTATCTAGAACAGGTAACTACAAACAAGAAAACTATGTCGGAGGAGAACATTCGGAAGATTGCTGATGACGTAGCTAAGTCTTTACGTAGGCAGTTCTGCGAACGTAGAGGGGGTACGGGGGGATTTACCCTCCGTGCCTCCAACGTGGGTAGACCCGCTTGTCAGCTATGGTATCAGAAGAACAAGCCTGAGAAGGAAGCACCACTACACACCACGTTCCTAGTTCGTATGGTATTTGGTGACATGGTTGAGGCTTTGTTCAAGGGTCTGCTTAGAGAGGCTGGTGTTAATTATAAAGAACCTAAGCGCATACAAGCTACCATAGGTAACACAGAAATCTCTGGTGAGTATGATCTGATTGTTGACGGTGCAGTTGATGACATTAAATCTACTAGCCCGTGGTCGTACAACAATAAGTTTACAGATGGCAAGAACCTTGAGAAGGATGATCCCTTTGGTTATGTAGGTCAGCTTGCCGTGTACAGTACCGGAGCTAACGTGCCAGCAGGTGGCTGGTGGGTTATCAATCAAGCTAGTGGGCAGTTCAAGTATGTTGCCTACGAAAGTGACACTAAAGAAGTTGTAAAGAAGCTGTCTGCTACAGCAGATAAAGTTAACTCCAATAAGTTTGAGCGTTGCTTTAAACCTGAAGCAGAGTTTTTTAGAAGCAAACCTACGGGTAACTACAAGTTAACTAGACAGTGTTCATTCTGTTCTTTCAAACAAGATTGTTGGAAGGGTGCTATATCGGAGGAACGCTCTCGTGTTTCTTCTGCTAAGAACCCACCCGTAATAGACTACCTTGACATGCAAAAATTAAATGGTATGGCAGCATGATTGAAGTTCAAATCACTAACGCTATGAGAGAAGTTGCACATGACATGTCGTCTGAGATGGGTATACTTAAAAGAAGTATAACTAGGGGACAAGGAAATGTGTATGGTTTTCTTGGTGAGTTAGTAGCTCTGGATGTGCTTGATGGTTTACATCAAAACACTATGGACTACGACATAATAGTTGACGGCTATAAGATTGATGTTAAGACTAAAAAAACTACAGTTAAACCTAAGCCTGACTACGACTGCAGTGTTGCAGACTTAACACGCAAGCAGAACTGTGACTTCTATGCCTTTGTTCGTGTCCTATCAGATCAAAGTGTCGGATGGTTCTTGGGAGTAAAGAAGGCAGAGCAATACTTTAAGGATGCTAGGTACATTAAAAAAGGAGACTACGACAATAGTAATGGATTTACTGCACGAGCTAACTGCTACAACATGCCTATCTCTGAATTAGAAATAGACTTGCCGTCTTCCTTTCGGCACAAGACAGTAAAGTCTGAACTAAGTGCGGGGTAAAAGTAAGCTTGTACTTGCAGCAAAGAAGGAAGGCTTTCGTAGTGTAATTGAACACAAGATAGCTAGACAGATTGAGCTACAGGGTAACACTGTTAGGTATGAAACCATTAAGATAGAATGGATTGACCTAGCAGTGCGTACCTACACACCTGACTTCATTCTTGATAACGGTATTATTATTGAGGTGAAGGGCAGGTGGGTAGCACATGACAGAAAGAAACACCTTGCAATACGTAAGCAACATCCCCATTTAGACATACGTCTAGTGTTTGAGAACCAGAACAATAAGCTTTACAAAAGTTCAAAAACATCGTATGCTCTATACTGTGTTAGAAAGAAAATACCATACGCTAATCGCGTGATACCAGAGGCGTGGATAAAGGAACCTGCTAAACCTTTACCACCAGATAGAACAAGAGTTATTAAACCTCGTTTATAGGAGTACTGCATGAACCACCCTGATGTTACTGACAATAGTTACGCTATAATTGTTACGCCTACTTTAAATGAAGAAGGTTCTTGGATGGGCGAAGTGTCCGTATCCATATCTCTGTCTCAAGATAACACCTTGTCAGAGTCAGACA